TAGCTTTCGCTTTAAACTCCTCATATGCAGTCACGTTTTGCCGATATTCTTCCATTGCCTCTAAATAACCAAAAGGGTCACTTTCTTGAAGTTCCTTTGACGGCATTAAAGGTTTTTGCGGAATGTCACCGTTTTCAATAGCTTGCATAAATTCACTTAACTTTGCACGGTCTTGTTGCATTGTTTGGGTAAGTTGCTCTAGTTCTTTTTTAACTTTTGCATTTTGTTCCATACCCTTTTGGATGTAGTCTTGTCCTGCGGCACTTCGCTTTAGCTCCCCTATGGTTGCCTTCTTTATTTCACCATCGCTTTTATACTCAAGTTCCATATCATCAGAAAGTTCGAAGGGAACGGCTTCGTCGTCATTTAGCCCATCCTCATCCACGATTTCTTCTACTTCATCGCTTTCGTGGTCAGCGACATCCTCACTTTCGGCTACTTCTACAGTTTCATCAGTCTCAGTGTCCTGAGGTTCCTCCATAACTGCTTCAGCAACTTCGTTCAGATTATCTTCTAGTTTTTGTGGCGGTTCTGATATTAAATTTGCAATATCATTAATGCTGCCTGTGTTAGGTTCAGTGCTCATGAGCGTCCCTTGCCTTTCGTTCTATGAGTTTTTCAGCGTCTACATCCGCCCTTAATAAAAACTCAATTTCATTTAACGCCCGATAAATGGCATGAGCATCCTCACGTTTTTCCACCTCTGACGCACTCGTATTCGCAATAAGACGCAATTGGTCTTCTCGCAAATCTTTCATAATGCCTTGAAATTCTTCGTTTCCTAATAAATTTCTGGCTCTAATAGCTCGCTTCTTGTAATCCATCCATCATTTCTTTGTTGTGTGGTCTTACTCTTTCTTGTTCGGCTTTTATTGCTGTTGTGTCAACAGCTGTTTCATATTTACCTAATATCTCAGCTACCTTAACAGCTAAGTCTTGCACCATTTCATCACGCTGCAAATCATCTTTCATAGCTAATTCATGCATTCTAAATTCATTGTCGCTTGCTGCTTTTTGTGCATCTAACTGTAGTTTTGCCATGTCAACTTGCGCTCTTGTTTGTGCTTTCATTTGCTCAGTTGCCATAAATGCTTGGTTTGGATCTGTTTGCTGTTGACCTTGCGCTAGCATTTGTTGTTGCGCTGCCTCTTGCTGTTTTTGTTGAATTAATTGCTGTTCACTTTCCATAGTAACAGGCAAATAGTATCGGTCTGTATTTCTCAAGCCAACGCTATTTAATAAATCTGCTAATGTGTTTCTAACATTCGTCATTGTTACTAAACCATTTGTCGGACCGTATTGCTGCCAGACTGACATTTGCATTTGCAATGTTTCTCGCAGAACAGCAGATTTTTCAGCCTCACGGCCTGTCCCTATACCAACATTTACCATCATATCGGCATCTGCGTTCCAACTTCTTGGATCAACTTCAACAAATTCATTATTAAGTCTAATAATTTCTTCTCTGTTAGCATTGTTTATTATGCAATTTGCTATCAGCTTAAAGAGCCTTCTCATGCCACCTTCAGCTAAATTTCTTGCTATAACTTCCGCTTGCCCCGCTGCACCTTGCATTGTTGCTGCGATAGCTGTTGCACTTGCTGATTGCAAAACATTTGCGTCTAAACCTTGTGACGCTTTGCTTACACCTGTTTTATTTTCTACGAGGCTGTCAAAGTATTGTAGTGCGGGAAGTGTTGAACCAGCTGTAAAAGGAACAACTTGTTCACGAATAGAACCTTGCTGTTTTACTCTAACAATTCTACCAATTTCGTTATTAAGCAAATCATCAACTGAAACCTGTCCATCTACTATTTCAAGTCCAGGATTATTTGTTAAAGCAACATTGTCTAATACACCTCTAAGCATAGAGGTTGCTGCATCTTGATCATCCATAACAAGATCAACTAAACTGCTCCCAAAAAATGCATGAGGCTCTGGATCTACTTCAAAAACAGCAAAAGGTACTTGTTCAGCTAATTCACAAGATAAAACCTTATAATGTGAGCCTCCAAGAATAAACTGATACATCAAAGGCTTACCAGTACCTTCTTTGTCTAATTTCATGTAAGCTTCCGTTACAACAACTTTTCTACTTGTTGGATCTGCACTTTCGTCATCATTTTCATCAACAGCGTAATTTCTGCGTTCAAATTCACTTTCTGCCTCAAAAGTTGCCATGTCGCCTTGAAGGTTATGCACCTCTTCATGATCAAAACCCATTGCAAGCAAATCGCCTATAGTCATATCTGTTCTATGACCAATCACAAAAAAGTCATCAATGCTTCGTGCGTTTCTATCAACAAAAAATTCTTCGGGCGGTATTGATGTTATAGAAATATCACCTTCTGTTTTTTGTCGGCTAATTTTTACATCATGTATAACTGTTTCAACCTCTAAGCCTTCTTCGTCTTCTATTGATGCTTCAACTGTTTTTGTATGCTCTAAAACTGTTACTTCATCAGGCTCTATCAAATAATTAAATTCTTCATCTGTTAAATTTCTAAATTCATGTATTTCGCTTTTTGATTTATCCTCATACATCACTTTTGCTATGCCTGTTTTCTTTACCATAGCATCCTGAAAAACATCATTTAGCAGCCTATAACCGTCGTTCTGCATAAATTTATAATTTGCAAATTTTGTCATCTGTTCACACATTTGAACGTCTTCGGGCATTCTTGGGACAAATTCCACAACATTTTCAGTGCTTAGAAAAACACGCTGAATTGATGGTTTTAAACTTTTAACAACTTCTCGACATTTAGTTGCAACAACTCTAGACCGACCATCCTCGTAACCTATATCAACCTCGCCGTCATAGTAGCGTTGTGATTTCAAGCGCGGTTCAGTAATTTCTGCTTCTATAAAATCAACCGCATCTTCAACAGCTTTTTGAATAATGCCTTGAACTGTTTCGTCATCCATTGCCTCAATTTTCATGGTTTATCCTTTTAATAATATGCTTGCGGTGAGCGGTTTCCAACTGCACGATTTAATTGTTCTTGCATTGGGTCAAATTCTTCACTTCCACCGACTGCCCCGCCTGTTGCTGCACCGACGCTCGGTCTTCTAAACATTTGTGGACTTGCCTCTTCAGCTGCTTCACCCGCTACAAATCTTTGAATAGTGTTTAGAAACGGTACACTGCTAACCAAACGTCCCATTCTACTCATATCTAATGCTCTATATAATTGTGATAAAATCCCTGCGGCTGCATAAGCTGAATTTGAAGCATTTTTAGTTGTATCTGTTACCCTTCTTGCTACTGAAGCAAATCTTTTCATCAATTTAATTTCATCAGCTGAAAATAAACCCCTCATAACTTCTGGATTTTCCTGTGTCATTTTGAATAAAAAGTTACTCATTTTGACACCAGATAATTTTATTTGTGCTGTTCCTGTTTGCGGCATATTTGCTTGTCTAACAATAGTTGCAAAAGCCTCTTGCCGTATTTGGTTCCAAGCGTCCTCGGGAAGTTCAGCCTTTAATATTCTTAGATCGTTTCTTAATTTTGGTTGTTTAATTAATTTTGTTCCTGACGAATTAAACAAGAAATTTGCTATTTCCGCAGGGTCTTTTTTAAGTTGTAAACTGCCACTATTTGGCTCTACTTCTGTTAATGTCCGTAAAATACCTTTATCTTTCCAACGTGACGCATAATCTCTATAGTTTGCTATAGCCTTCATTTGTGCAGCTACAGCCTCAGGATTTCCGTCAAGCAATTTTTGTTCTACTAATCCGTCCAAAACGTTGTCTAGTGTATTTTTAAGTTTTATCGCCGCCGCTTGTGCAGGTGAGTTTTTTGGAAAACCGTTTAACTGCCTTCTAATATTAAACAAACTTGTAACATCGCCACCAGAACTTAATATTTCGTCCATTTCATCAATTAACTTAGAAACACCTTCTATTTCTGTTTTGGGAAAGCTATTAACACTTTTTCTTAAAATGTCACTTACTTCCCCTGCGTGTTCTGTCGGTATAAATGCATAACCTTTTTCACTCGCTTCTGTGAAAAGGTCAGTTGCCCTTCGTTTTTCAGTGCGTCTTATATTATTTAATGTACTTTGAATATTTTCACCGACTTCAATCGTTGACGGCTTTGGCGCACCACCGCCTAAACTTTCTTCAATAAAACTAACATTCTCATTTATTCTATCAGTTTGCTTTGTCAGAATATCATCAATTTTAGTTTTGTTAGCCTCTCCGTAAACACCTTTTGTAATTGCGTCTTCCATTAATTGATCGCTTGGATTGCCTGACGCTTGTCCTTTTGTAAGTGGAACAGGAACAGGCAGACTTTGTGCTTCTGTCGTTGCTGCTACAGCTTGCCCGTCAACCGACCTACTTGATGCCTCATTTATTTGTTGCGCTAACTTTTCACTAATACCATCAGGGTCTATGCCATTAGACCGCAAATCATCTTGCACTGATTTTTTTAAATTACCTGTTGTTTTATCTATAACTGAAAAAGGTTTTGTTTTTAGCTTAGAAACAATGCCTGTTAGCAATTGTGCAGCCTTGTCCATACCCGCTTTGCCTAATACACCACCTAGACCGCTTAAAGGAATATCAAAAATTTTATAAACGCTACCTGTTAGTCTAGAACTTATTAACTCAGCCAAACCGCCTTCAGCCATGCCAAGCAAAGCAGATCCAAAATAACCGCCCGCAGGAATACCCATAATTGCAGCACCGCCCGCAAGAACAGCACCACCACCAGCTGCAGCTGTTAATGGAAATAAATCTGTTTTATCTAAACCTTTTGGATTTGGGTAAAATCTAACATATTGACTATCTGTCGGTGTCCCTTTTCCTGTTACTGGTGAGATAACAACTAAATTTCCATATTCATCATTAGTAAAATTAGCATCAGGCAATATTTTTTTAATGCCCCTTCGCAATCTATCATCACTAGCTGTTGTTGAAATAAGTGCTGCAAGTTGTGTAGCTTGCCTACCATCTAACGCTAGTTTTTGTGCAGTATTGCCTAGAGCCATTTCAGCAATAGTTGGTATAGTGCTATCTCTTTGGCCACCCTTAAACCAATCAGCCGTTCTTTTTAGAAAACCCCTTTGGTCTTCTTTTACTTCAGGGTCAGGTGGTAAAAGGTTAGTCTGTTTTATTAATGATTTTAGTTCAGCATCAAGTCCAGTGGAATCACTTTTTTCTTCTTCTGCAATTTGCGCTTCTAAGGCTGATATAGCTTCGTTTACATCCATGTTATTAACTCGAATTTTGCTTTTGCTTAATTGCTTCTATTAGTTCTTTCTTTTCTTGAATGCCCATTTGTATTGTACCGTTAGCGACTTTTTCAGCTAAATCTAATAAGTCATTTAATGGTTTGGAAATATACCTGTTGCTTGCCTCGTTTTGTTCCCTTGTTTTTATTTGTTCATCTATAAAACCTTCAAGAGTATTTCCCGGTCTAGCTAGGTAAGCCGCCGCTCTTTCTAAGGCAACTCTGGCGGCTTCTTGGTCTCTGCGTTTTTTTATCAACCATTCTCTCAAAGGTACTGGACTTAGGTCAGGCGGGGAAGATGTTGCTATAGCAAAATTCATTTCAGCTTCAGATAATGCGCCAAATGTTGCGGCAGCAATAGTATCCAAAGCCATAGAGTTCATTGCTGTTCTGAGTTCAGCCGATGCCCTTCTTATGTCGGGAAAGTAATTTTCTAAGAAACCTGACATTGCACCGTCATCAAGTGCTTTTATTGCTCTGTTAATATTGTCTATAGATTCAGTAACTTTTTCAGCCTTCTCGTAAACTTTGTCAGCTCTTTCGGCTGTAATCTGCCCCAATTTTTTACCCGCCGCATTTTCTTGGTCAAATTTTTGTTTTTTAGCATTTGCAGCATCTATATAGTCTTGCGCTTCCTGTCCTTTTAAAATTTTATTATTAGTGTCTTTTACTATAAATTGACCGTCCCTAGTAACGATCATAGTGCCACCACCAAATAACGCTGTTGAAGATTGCACATTACCGTCTGTTCCTAAACCTTGATCGGTTCTATACTGGTCTAATATTTCTTTTGCGGGCATACCCATTCTAATAGCATCAGCATATTTTTTGCCGTTAGGTTGTGTATCTAAATATCTAGCTGTCGCATTTTCAACTTCTTTTATTTTATTTGTTGCAATTTCTTTTCTTGCTGTATCTGCTATTCTTCGTCCGATACTGGTTCGGCTCATATCACCAAGTGCAACTCGTGTTCTAGGATCTCTAAGAAAACCCATCAAACCACCTTGTCGTTGTTGCATTTGTTGCATTTGCTGCATTTGCAATGGGTTCATATTTTTTGCTCCTTCTGCCGTTTCTTTCGGCCCCTTGTAGCCGACCCAAGCCTTCGTGCCTTGTGTTTTATATAGCCATTTTCCTATTCTATCTTGAAGACTTTTTGTTAGTTTTTCATCACCTGATAAATTTAATTTTTCTTTTGCATCTCTTAATGTTCTGCCAACTATTTGATATGCACCCATCGGGGTAGCAATTTGACCGTTATTTTTACTTGCAACATATCTTGCATATTCTCCTTTTGGATCTGCAAACGCTAGTGCTTCATCAACAGTCATGTCGGTTATTCTTACATTGCTAAAAATCCCGTTCTGTCTGTTTTGATACCCAAAAAGAGCATTATAATCACCACCGCTTTCACCGTCGAATATGCCTTGTTGTACGTCTTCCCATGTTATCATTTATAATCTCAACCAAATGGTAAAAATGGTATGCTTCCGATTCCTGATAAAATGTCAAAAAGTCCAGGAGTTTCTCCTTGTATAACATCCATTCTAGGCTGACCGCCAAAAATACTAGAATAAAAACTAAGATTTTCTCTTGGATACCCTAAATTTGCTAATGTTTGCGCTCGTGCAGCATCTAACAGCTGTTGTTGCTGTTTCATTGCTAAATCACTAGCACGTTGTTGTTGCTGTATGCCGTATCGACCCTGACCGAACATCTGATTGCCAAGACTTTGCAAATTTTGTGCGCCTTGCTGTCTGTAGCCCATATCACGGCCTGCTAAATTTTGTGCATTGTTAAAACCTTGCATTCTTTGTGCAGCTGCCATGCTCAAAGCGTTTCTATCATATTCTGCATTAGTCATTGCATCAACAATGCCCGACCTTGAACCGCCGTATGCGTTTGCACTTTCACTTTGTGCGCCACGAGAATTTATAGCCATCTGTCTAGCACGTTCATTATCGTCTTGCGCTCGTTTTATAACGTCATCAATGTAAGGGTTCATAAAATTTTGATATGCTGTTGGGCTTAACCCTTGCGTGGCCATGTTATTATAAACATTCCCCGCTGTTTGTTGTGCGTTTTGTGCCTGTTGAAATATATTATCACCAATCATAGCTTTTCCTTTTACAATCCAGAAATTCCAAAACGGCTATCTAATGCAGCACCGCCTCGTTTTTGC